AATGTAGAAAATTCTACGTTCAGGAGCACGTGAGATACGATAGATGACCACCGCATCTTCTAACATTCGTAATTGATTGAGGGGTTTAATTGCTTTGTGGAGATGACTTAAAACGATTTTCCTATCAGCATCTAATACACCAGAATGTACATAAGAAATGGAATCTTCAGCAATTTGAACTGTGGTATTACCTGCTCTATCTGAAATTCCCTTTTCATTAAACAAATAAAATTCTTGGAATCCGGAAGTATCCAATTCCGGGCCTTGTGGACCTGGTTGAATTTTTGGTTGTCTAACTTTCTTTATTTTAAGGGGATCTATTGGGCGTAATTCAAGAATTCCTCTTTTTGGATTTCTATCATCAATAATAATATGAAAATATAATCTACCATCAACATACCATTTTCTAAACATTTCAAATCCAACTTTACGAAAGTCAAGCAAACGAATTAGTTCTACGAACTCATCCTTTATACTTTCTCTAATGGGATCTGATAGATTGGATTTTTCTAGGTTAATGCTGACAGGAGATTCTTCCCTACTTGCAACTATAGCATCATTAACAACATCATCTATTGCTTGATCACATTCAGGAAATGTAGCCATTTCCCTATATTTTCGGATCAATTCTTGTTCATTTTTTGCGGCACCTTCTAGATCGACATATGTTCCATATGCTCCTCCTGCTGGGCCAACTTCAAGTGCACCGTCTTCTGGTTCGGGAAGTGCAAAAGACTTTTTATTTTTTGCGTCCTTGTCAACTCTTCCTATAGAAAATCCAAATAATTCAACTGCCATACATTCTTCCTAATAGGTGAAATGGGAGTAAATTTCTTCACTCCCATATAAAATTGTATTCTTCATTAATATTTATGCGTCCATTCCAACTACAGAATTTGGAGATTTCCAATAAGAAAATTCCCATGTAACATCATAAGTTTGAATATCATTGGTTTCCCAATCTACTGTAATTTCTCCAATAGCAGAAGGCCACGCATTAACAAAAATATAATCTTTTGTTTCTGAGCCTGAATCCATTTTAGAAAGCTGTGAAATACTTAATTGACCAGTATAGTCAAGAATTCTTTGCATACCAGAAGCTCTTTTATTTGTAGCATGAGAATTAAGTTGTTCCATCCAATTCTCAATATGGTTTCTGGTTGCCATATATTCGTCATTATAAATGGTTGTAGTCCATTGAACTGCCGCACGATTACTAGGGATGTTTATGCCTCTTCCCATATATGTAATTGTAGCAACATCAATTGTATCTCCAGGTAAAGTCGAGGCTTTACAGAGGAATTCAAAATCACCAACTGATGAACCTGAACCTTTAGCAGATTCTAGGCGTGCTCTAAAAAGACTTGCTAGTGCTCCACCCTGAGCAAACTTAGAAGTGAAGGTATCTATTGAAAATGACATAGTGTTTTTCTCCGATGACTAAAATTAAAGATGTGATGGGGAAGTCTTTTTTAAAAGTTCTCCCTTCGGAAGTCATCGTCTTCCCCCATCTTACTATTATTTATATACTACTATTTATACGTTATTACCCAATAATTTCACTAAACTCAACACCAGAACGTACTGCTACGAATTGTAGTTGAATAAAGTTAATTGAACGTGAAGGTTTAACGAAAATATCACCACGGAATTCGTTACGATCAACTACATCCCCCGTATTGTTACTCTCATCACACACAACTGCAAAATCTTGAACACCTTGTCTTCCCTGAATATCTCTCAAGAAAGGCTCTACTGTAGAAGTAAATCTTGCACGGGTAAACGCATCGTTAAATTCGAACAAGAAGGATTTTGCCATATTTGCAATTGATTTTTCCAGAAGGATGAATAACCTTCGAACATTGATACGATCAAATGCACTTGGTTTTGCTAAAAGGGTTTTATCTCCGAAAAGAATAATTCCACTTCCAGGCATTGCTGTAACAGGATTAATTCCATTTTTATAGAGACTATCCCGATCAGTTTTATTTGGATTAAATGGAAGTTTGATAGCATTTCGGATATTACCACGATCTATTCCGGCCGGTGACCAGAAAGGATCACGTGCACCATCTGTAAATGCACAACATCCAGCGATATCACCATTCAATGGAACATATCGATAAACATCATTGTACTTATCGTACATATATTTCCATCCAGAGTCAAGTACTGCGTATGAAGAACTTGGCATTGAATTACGGAATGCTACAACATCGGTAACTTCGCTTCCTGCGTTATTAACAACATTTGCTTGTGTGGGTGAAATAAACGCCACACAATCTTTACGATATTCTGCAATATTGTTAATTGCGTGAATAGCGGTAGCTGCATCTGCATCGCCGGTCATTAGAAGTGTTACATCAACTTCCTCTGCATTTTTAAATTTATCCATACCAGTTTGAATATTTCCGGCTGTAGACGCAGTTCCTGCGAGCCCACCTGTCATACTGGCTGTTACGATAATTCCTTTACCATTAAATGTTCCGGTTGCGACTCCACCCCAAGCGGTTGTTCCACCACCAAGTAATACATCTGCATCACCAGAGGCATCATGATCCATCCAACGAACATATTGTGAACCACGATTTACTAGGTCTTTGTAGTAAATACTTTGTCCATCTTCGCCCTTAGATCCACCGGCAACTGATCCAGTATATGTTTCAATAACTGTATTATTTGCTCCAGTAATATCACCATCTTCATCAACAATTACAACATGAATTTCGTCATAGTTTCCACTATTTCGTGCTACATGTGCTGAAGTAGTTGGCTCACTATCGAATGCGTCTGCATATTCCCATCTACGTGAATGAGTATTTGCGGCTGCAGCTTTAACAAAAGGTGTAGATACTGTCATAGATGTTGCTGATGCAATTGCGGAAACTTTACGTTCTTCATCGGTTCCAACAAGTTTAACAAGATCACCTACTGTATATTGAGTAGAAAATGCTGTGGCTACTCCAGTTATTGTAGTTCCATTAGCTGAAGCTGAACAAGTTCCAACCATGTCTGTTGCTGGTTGACCAAATGCTGATCTTTTTCTCACAGTATAGGCACCAGTATTGGCCATATTTGCGGCAGCTGCTACAACACAAGCTGTATTGGATGTAACAGTAGTAACTACACAGTATTTAGAATCGAAAAAGATAACATCACCTACGGCGACATCATTCGAAAAAGTTGTACCTACGCCAGTAAGAGTAGTACTACTCACTACTGCAGAAGTACAAGTAGGGGAAATATCAGTATTACTATTGAGTGTTCCATCTGAATTAGTGTTTGCTCTTGTGGCTCCACACATGGAAACTCTTAAACTGTTTCCAAGGTCTCCTGGATATTTTGCTATGAAGGCACCAAAAGTAGCGTTCTGTGATCCTCCCATATCTGGATCATAGGTATTTTCATAGTCTTCATCATTTGCGACATAGACTACATTTGACGCGTCCATTGTCGCGTTCTTTGCGTCTGTAGTATTAGGTGTTCTTACTACTTTTAGAGATCCCGAATATGCGAGATAACTTGCAGCAGTAAAAAACGTTTTATATGTAGCTGCGTTTGGTTTACCAAAGGTACTTACTAATTCGGTTTCATTTGCTACTGTAGTACGTTCATATGCGGGGCCCCATTTAAATGGGCCAGCAAGTGCACCTTCCGTCATGGAAATTTCTGGAACAACAGTAGTTAAATCGATTTCTTTGGTCACAACGCCTGGGCTAATTGTAAAAGGCATTTTGTCTCTCCTATAAAGTTAAATTGTAAGACATTGTTATAAGATGTGTCATATTACATTTATTTATCTTTTTACAGTTCTCTAAAATCATAAATATAAAGTAATATCATAAATATACAGAATGTTAATATGGACAAATTTAAACTATTAGAGAACGAAAAAATAAAAGAACGATTTCTTAAAAAGGTTGATCGTTCTGAAAAATACACAGAATGTCATATCTGGCTTGCTTCTAAAAATAAAACAGGTCATGGTATGTTTTCTGTTTTGGGAAGAACTATACCTGCTAGTAGATATGCATTTATGATGTATGGTAATTTTTCATCAGCTTCTGCAGTACGAGGAGAACTGGCACCTAGTGAAGTAGTTACCCAAACCTGTTTCAATCCATCTTGTGTAAATCCTAAACATTTAGAAGTGTCTAACAAAAGAAAAATAGGAAAAAGATTAACTATTCATCCAGATCAATTAGTTACTGGTTCTCTAAGTTTTCTAAACAGATTAAAAAAGGAAAGGCCAGATCTATCTAATAAAATTGATGATTTAATTGGTGAAATTAACAATCCACCCACAGAAGTTAATTTTGCTGATATAGATCCATTTAGTAATATAGCCTCCTAGATTCATTCTCATCCACCGTCCATACAGTACCTGTATCATCCTTAAAGGTTTCTTCATCCCTACCATCATCTATTACGCCAAATGGTAACATATCTTGTTCTAGAGTTTCCATTTGTTCTTCCCACATTTTTTTTCTAATATTTGGATGGTTAATT